GGTTCTGCTGCCCGCCGGACATCTGGATGTTGCCCAGGTCGTATGCGGGTGCTACCGTCTCCACGAAGTCCTGCGTCCAGTCCACGTACTTGACGTGAACCGTGTTGTTCGTGTCGGACCATGCACCGCGCTCAAGGCTCTTGAACTTGATGATGTTGTCTCGGTTGAATGCGGGAATCACCTCAGCGTCATAGTCCTTGCGGATCAGCTTGACGGTCAGGAGCCCTTCCTGGTCCTGGAACATCGCAGCGTTGCAATGCTCAAGGATGTCTTCCACCGCGGTCTTGGCCTCGGTAGCGGACTGGAGGAGGTAACTGAATCCCAGGTCCTCTTCGGCCAGCGTAGATGCTGCGGCCACAAAGGAGGGGACGTCCAGGTTGGCGGGCAACATGCCTAGGCCGAAGTCCGAGTCCGTGAGGATCTCGTACAGGACGTTCATTGCGTTGCAGTCCCCGTGCCCGTCAATCGGGTCCAGGTTCAGCTTGGTCTCATTGGCGGGAAGGCCAAGAGGGTTGGGGTACCTGTGGACCGTGAAGTCCCAGGGCGCGATGGATACGCGCTCGCCCACATTGGCGGGCTTAGTGTCCCCACCACGCACCATGACGGTGCAGAGGCCAGGATAGCTGGGGATGTACGCCTGCCACTCAGGGTTGTCTCCGCGACTAATGGCGCTCTTCAGGTATGCGGAGGGTGCGGCATTTTCCCACCCGGCGTAGAAGTCTATAAGGCCAGTAACACCACCACCGTGCTTGTACCCGCCATGGATCTCGGGCTCATTGATGGACATCGTGGTGGGGTAGGTGAGTCCGTAGGGGGAGACGAAGTTCGTGATCCCTCCTGCGTTCACATCTCCTCGGGACTGGGAGGACAGGACGTCCTTTTTCCCAATGCGGACCTGAGAGATGGCGTCGATGGGGCCGAGGCACAGGGCGAAGTGGAAGCCAGCGAAGTACTGCCAGCCGACGGTCTGCCACTTGTCGGAGAACACGCCCGTACGCACCTTGGTCATCAGGGGGACAGAGTCAAAGTCTCCGTACCACACGACGTTGGACCCAGTTATTCGGTTCGTCCCCCAGACTGCGGGGATCGCTCGATCCTCCGACGCGGTGGGGAAGGAGAACTCATCGACATTGCCCTTCTTGGCATGCTCGATCTGGGGCTTAGGCATCAGCAACTGTCCAACTACGAACAGGAGAGCTGACAAGAGGATCATGAATAGAAAGCTCATGGGGGTTTTGCCTTCCTTTCTCGCTACATTCGGCCCTTGACAAGGCCGTCGGCGAAGGGGTTGGTAGTAGGGACGAAGGGGAATCCTCCGTAGTTCCCTACATTATTGAACTTCTGCGCACAGGTGAAGATGTCATGCGAGCAGCCCGCGTAGATCTTGAGGGTCGCGCCCTGCAAGACTTCCGCGACGGGAACTGACAGAGCCAGGTCGCCCGTGTTGACATTGTAGTGGACGATGGTGCGATGGAACGTACCAAAGGCCGTGGTGATCTCCACGTACCCGCCGTCAAAGTACAGGGTGTCCGTGTCGGCCCGGGAGGTAGCCGCTTCATACGCGGATCCCGGGGTGTCGATCACAGTCAGGACCGTATTGCTCTCATCGATCCCAGCCACGTCCACCAGGGAGAACCGCAGGTTGCGATCCACTTGGCACTTGGTGTCGTACAGGACGTGGTTGCAGGACCAGGAGTAGGTCCGCTTGGGGATGGTCCGCTTGAGGCGGGAGGTAAGGGATACGAGGATCACCTTTGCCATGTCGCCCTCAAAGCGCACGCCAGCCACTTCGCCGGAGAAAAGGACGCGCCACTCAGGCTCTGCGTTCTCTTCGTCGGTGGTGTGGCCGCGGTAGATGGTGACCTCGTCCGGGAGGGGAGGCTCGCCCGTGAGATACCGAAGCGCGTACTCATGGTCCCGGGGGACGGTCATGGTGATCTTGGCCCCGGACGCACCCTGCGCCAACTTGGGCGCAGAGCGTTTGATCGTCGAGGGGAGGTACGTGTCACCGTCCTTGACGATGGGCAGCTGCCCAGAGGTCAGGGTGGTCCGCGCCGTTCCCAAGCGCTGGGAGAACTTGTACAGTTCTACGGGCTGGGAGCTTTCGACTGAGGTCTCTTGTTCTGAGTAGCTCATGATTTGCGAACTCCTATAAGGCCAGCACTCGCGGAGGAGTATCCTTGACCTTCATGGGTTATGGTGAACGTGTCGCTGGACTGTCGAAGCTCATAGAGGAAGCAGATCTGATCCACGTCCGCGGACAGGAATTCCGACCCGAAGGCTGAGGTCAGAGTAACGATCTCCTCGCCTGCGCCGTTGGCTACCACGCTTTCGATCTGTCGGTACATGGTGGTGCCATCGTTCAGCGTGATCCTGAGATTGTTGTACGGCCCCTCAGTAGACAAGTCCAAGGAGGAGGCATACCTAGCTGCCGGATCGATCTTGAAGGTGGTGTCGCCCGCGCCCAGGTTCTGGGAGGCAACGATGGTCATGTCGTCTCGGTGACTGGGCATCCAGAAAGATTTCTGCTTGCCCCGAAGGCCGTAGGCCAGACCGCGGAGGTCCGTAGTCTCCTGCCGCGTGTCCGCGTGCCAGACCTTGCTGGTTGAGACGGCCACACCCGTGTCCACGATGAACGTCTGGTTACCTGAGTCAGAGTCGATGGTCTTGACTCCAAGATTCAGGGGCTCGTCTATGGTGGTCCCGGCCATGAACTGTTGGTCGTCCACGACGGGGCGATCTCGGTACAGCTCGGGGTAGGTGGACGTGATGTCTGCGAGGGAGGTGGTAAGTGATGCAGACTCCCAGTTCACCTGGATGCTCGATACGTTGTTCCTCTGCCTCTCGATCTCCACAGCGTTCCTGGAGGTACACAGCTGCACGGGGCACACGTAGGTGCCAGCGGGCCATGCTGCCGAGATGGGGGAGGACAGGGTTATCGTGTTGCCGGAGGTGCTCACAACGCTTATCACTTCGTTCTGATCCCAGCTGGACCAGAGCATGGCGTACCCGCTGTCGCGGATGTCCATGAGGTCGGTATCTTGGTCGATCTCCACGGTGGAAGAGTTGAAGGGGGTCAGAGAGGTAGTCTTGGATGCCATGTGCCACAGGCCGACGCCCACCTTGTTTCCAGCAAGGCCGGAGATCAGAGCTTGGGCGCGCTGGTACTCACGGGGATCCACGGAGTCGAGAAGGTATTGCATCTCGAAGGACTGCCGGGCGGTGGTCCGCTCAGAAGTTCGGGACTCCTGCCCGCTCTTGGACATGAGGACGTTGGTGTTGAACTCGATACTCTCCTGCACGCCACGCTGGGGCAGGAAGGGGAACACAACTGCACGACGCCCGAAGACCGAGAGGTCCTGCGTCTCTTTCAGAGAGGTGACCAGGGGCTGCAGGGAATGGGCGATAAGCGCCGGGCCCTGCGCGGGGAGCGCGTAGGTGAAGGAGTGAGTCCGAAGGGCGAACATGTTCAGGGGGACGATGTCGTCCACCAGCTGGCCCGTTGCGGTCAGTCGGACCTCCACGTCGTCGCTGCCTTGTCCTGTTACGAGGACCGTGGAGACGGTCTCTGCGGTATTCCTCTGTGCGTTGTGGATTTCGAAGTCGTTGGTGTATTCATTCAGTACCGTCCCAACAGACTCTGTGCGGGGGAAGGTATGGATGTGTTCGAAGAAGTCGCGCCCGTAGGAGGACCCGTCCAACTTGGGTGTGCCGTCGTCCGCGGTGGGGATAACGACCGAGAAGACGGGAGTGCGCCAGCGCTTAGCGGGTGAACGAACGGAGGCCACCTCTCCCGGGGAGACGTACATCCCTGCAGGGATTACCTGCAGGGGGGTGGCCGGGGGAGATTGCAGGAGCGGGTTAGCCGCGCCCGTGGTTACAATTATCTGCAGGTCGGGATAGTGCGTTGAGAGTACACCCTCAAAGTTGATCCCGGTGTCCATGATAGGACGTATGCTAATGATTGTAGCCATCTCGCTGTCTCCTTAGTTGCTTAGTTGTTCTCGTACGCGAAACCCTCGTACCCGGTGTCCAGGTTGGGGTTGTCTTCCGGTATGTCGTATCCATCGTTGGAATCCCAGCCCCATTCCGTCCACCCGCGGTAGTCCTGCGGAAGGGTGTATCGTGTTGCTTCGGAGCTTCGCTTGCCCGTAGGGAAAGCCATGAACTCCTTGGGCCCAATGTCAAACGTGTCCTTGGCAAGCAGGGAGTCGATGACACAGTACCGGACGCCAGGGATGAGACCAACGGGCACGTACTTCTGTACGATCCCGGGATAGTACGCCTGGGTTCCGTCGAAGGACGGGAGGATCAGGCGAGGGGTCTCGGTGATGATGCGGCCAGATACGGGGTCGGTGCCACAGCACCAGGGGCCCTTATTGTATCCAGAGCCTACGCCGATTGTGCGGATCGCCCAGTCGGCGTTTGCTTCTCCAGACTCACCCGTGTGTATGGCCCAGTTGATGTTGGGCGTGCTCACGTCGATCTGGCCTGCGGATACGCCCTTGGGAAAGTGGAAGTATTCCCGGCAGTCGCGGCCAGCGTCGTAGAACCCGCTAGCGGACAAGGGCGTCTTCCGCATTGCGATGGTGTTGGAGGTCTTGTAGGGGCCAGAGTTACCCATGAACCCGCCGTACTGCGACGGGGCCATCTCGGTGAGGTCGGAGTTGACCTGACCAGTCCACCAGTGAGTGAACAGTCCAGGGAGGACCTCAAGAACCATGTGGAAGTAGTCGTCCCCACCCGTGCCGGGAGTGTCCCCGAAGAAGGTGTAGCCGATCCCGCCGTCGAAGTGCATGCATTGAGCCGCGCACCAGTTAGACGCCCGCAGCTCGGTCGCCAGCGAGGGGCTCTCGGTGGCGTGGGCCCTGCCCGTCTGGCTGAGGAGGTTAGTCCCGGAGACACAGGTGCCCGTTGCCATCTCGCCGAACATTGCGCTCTCACCAGCGGTTCCCCTCATGAGGGGAAAGGTGGTGTCGTTTGAGATGTCGATGCAGTCAAACATAAAGTTCATCGCGGTACTAGTGTGGTTCAGGCAGATCTGCCCGGTCCCACCATACAGAGATGCACCATCGTTATACACGGTAGTGTAGGTGCCGAGGGTGCCCGTGGTGAACAGCTCGATTGCAGAGGACAGCTCGGTCCAGCTTGTAGCTACGCCCGAAGTTGAAGTTGACATCAGGTGTTCCTTTCTCAGGCTCTAGGCCAGTTTGAATGCGAGGCGAAAGCCATAGATTCCGGTATCTGCTTCCATGTTCTTCCCACGGACGCAGAGGTAAGGCACGCCATTGACCTGCAGGACGTCTCCCTCGTTGACCGCATTCCACGGCACGCAGAGAACATCTCGGAGCTGGCCGGAGGTGCGGGATCCAAGATACATGTTCTCCGCAGCCCCGGTGTACTTCGCGTCCGCGGTGGTCTCAGGTATCTGATTCATGCACGTGATGGGCATGATCGGGATCTGCGCGTCACCCGTACGGGGCGGCGCGAAGGCTCCTTGGATCTTGTTGTCGTAGAACGTCGCTGACCACCCAGACAGGGGATGGAACGCAGCGATGCCCGGTCGGATGTCGAGGGTGTTGTCCTGCTCGATGATCTGCCAGAGCCCATCCTCGGTGAAGGAGGTGCCTGCTATGCTGGTGTTCGCACCACCGTAGGTGTACCCGGTACCATAGACAAACTGAGTCCATGTCTGGCCACCATACGCGTTGGTGTCCGCGGGACCAACTACGGCCATGGGGTAGGGGTGCTCGGACTGAGTCCGGTAGGAGTCGATCAAGCCGACGTAGGAGTAAACCCACTCGTTGTTCTGCATAACCATGGGCCGGAAAGCGCGCTGGTCCAGGGAGACGTATCCGTAGAATTCAGAGTCCCGTTCGACGGGCATATAGATCATGTGGCTGGGGTTGGGGTGTCCGCCCTGCGAGCCGTCTTCCATCTGGATCTCATACCCGGTGAAGGCCTCCATCGTGAAGGACAAGTAGTCCTGGGTCGGAGAGTAGACGTGGTCCTGGAGAGTAAGTCGGGTGAAGATGAAGTCCGCGTCCAGACCTGCTCCTCCAGAGTCAATGAAGAGGGGCCGGATGTTGGTGTTGCGCTCGTTGTACGAAGCGCCCGCGGCAGTTGCGATGTGCTCCGCGGGGGTGCCGTTGGTGCCTGCGACGATGTAGCCATTGTTGGGCTCGGGATCGACCCATTGAGTCCCGGGGCTGTTAGCCAGGGAGTTCGGGTTGTCAATCGTATCGAACACAATGGTGTCGCCGACGGTGGGCGCGGTGGGGCCCGGGATGATGCAGATGTACATGGAGTCCGTGAGCTTGAGCCCCGTGTCGTCTACCGTCTCAAAGTTGTACAGCTCGTTCTGGATTCCAGACACGGAGCCAGCGAGGGACCAGTCACCACTACCCATGTAGGATATGGTCCAGGTCTCTCCACCGACGCAAGGGGGCGTCAAGGAGGTCTCGTTCTTGAGGGACACGACGACGGGGTTGCCCAGTACTTCCGTCACCTGATTGGCACGCTGCAAAGGCAGGCGCGTCTCGGTGATCTCACCAGTGAAGGTGTCGGGGTCGGTGGGCCATCCAAGGATTCCGGGGTACGTTCCTGTCTCACCAGGGGCGTCGATGTGGTCCTGCTGAGCGACCCTGAAAAGGCCGTTGCAGTCATCATCGGTGAAGCCCGTGATGCTGACGAGGTCACCATACTGCAACCCGTCAGTAACGAACGTGGAGGACATGCTCTCGATGTAGCTGACGTCCATGCGGACATCAGACTTGGTCATCGTGAACTGGGGGGTCGCGGAGTACGCGTCCCCTGCCCGGGTGTCAAGTGCTGCTACTACGAAGTTCGACAGGGGGTCCGTCGTCGTCACAACCACAGAGGAGTAGTCCACGATGTCCACGCCGGACTGGAATTGAATCCAGTTCCGGTAGAACCCGTGAGCGCCCGTGCATTCCTGTCCAGCCTGGGTGATCCAGCCGGGACGGGGGACGAAGCCTTCAGAGAAGGAGTCGGTATCGAAAAGTGCCATTATGAAAGTTCCCTTAGTATCTCGGGGTTATTCTGGATGACGTTGAGGATAACTTCCTCACCAGCCGAGGTCGCCATTGCGGCGGGGATCTCGGAAGGGTCTTGGACGTTAACGACGGTCGTGTTGACCTGGGGTGCCATTCCAGCGGTTGCGGTTGCGTTCTTGATCGATCCACCAGACGGGGGAACGAAGAGTTCGGGTCCCTTCTCGCCAACGAGGTAGGGCTTGCCAGCGCCGACGGGTCCGCCCGTTGCGCGAGTGCCTCCGGCTGCCTTGAACATGTCGCCAGCGAGATCACTGATTCCGCCGAGGCCTGCTCCAGAAATGCCTTCCAGGGCCTTCATGATCATGAGCTTCATGATGATCTGAGAGATCATCTGCACCATGCTGCGGGCGAATGCCTTGAAGTCCATCTCGCCAGTTGCGACGAAGTTTGCCAGGGCGTCGCCTGCCATCATGAAGCCGTCGGACATTACCTTGCCGAACTGCGCCGAGGCGTCGGCTGCACCGTCGAGCTGCTTAGCTACGGATAGGCCGAACTCGTTCCAGACGCCGCCTTCTGCGGCCATGGCTCCGAGAGCCTCTTGCTGGACCTGCAACTTCAGCAGGTCTTCCAGGTAGAGGTCCATCTGGGCCTTGATCGTCTCGTTGTACACGGTG